GCACGAAGCAACCGTAGAGCATTACGCGGAGGCCTGCCATGACTGACCCGACCACCCCCGCCGCCCGCCCGCTGCCTGCCGATGTGGCGGGGCTGGTGGAGCGCATCCTGTCGATGCCGCATCGCATGGATTGCGGCCTCTTGGGCGGATACGACGGCGGATGCACTTGCGGTCACGATCAAGCGGTGGCCGATGCCGAAGCGCAGGCCCGGCAGATCGCGGACCTGACTGCCCGAGTTGAAGCCGAGCGCGAGCGGGCTGAGGATCAGGCGGCGCTGGTGACGTGCGGCTGCGCCTACGACAATCCGACCGATCTTTGCCTAGCCCACAAGCGCATCCTTGATCGGCTTCGCGCGGCGGACATTGCCCGCGCCGAGAAGGCCAAGGCCGAGGTGGCACGGCTGACCGCCGAGCTGGACGAGTTTCAGGCACTATTCGATCTGATTTGGAAGGCCGACATGCGGGCTACCCAAATGTGGCAGGATGCCAATCCGGGGAATGATCTGGTCTGGCCGGATGGTGCAAACCTCACGCTTTGGCTCATGGGGCAGGTTGATAAGGCCGAGGCCGAGAACGCGCGGCTGCGGGAGGCGCTGATCTGGTGCAGCGGTTCCGACGACTTCCAGGAAGGCGGCAAGGCTCGCAAAGGCTGGATTAAACTGTGCGCTCCGCTGATCCACATGAAAGGAGGCGACAATGGCTGATCACGAAATCAAGACGATCCATGTGCGCAAGTGCCGGGTGATCATCAAGAAAACCGAACTCGAAAACCTTGTCATGGATTACGCCATGAAGAAGGTCGGCTTCATCGAATATGCGACATCGGCCGAAATTCGGTTCCCAGATGTCACCGCAGGATCGCCATCTTACAAGGTCGGCACTGAGTGCATCATCGACTTGACGGAAGACCAGACGCAATTCCCGATGGCAGAGGAGAAAGGCAATGGCTGATCTGAAACCGTGCCCGTTCTGCGGACATCGCGCAGAGACGCAGGAATATGGGATGCGAACCGAAGCGTGGGCCGTGTGGTGTGTTGAGTGCAAAGCGCAGATGGAGAGCATTTCGACCGAGGCCGAAGCCATCGCCGCATGGAACCGCCGCGCCCCCGACCCGCGCGACGAGGTGATCCGGGGGCTGGTGGAGGCAGCAGAACGGTCACGGCAATACATTGTGGGCGGCATGGTGGACCGCAGCGGCCCGGTATTGCGCCAGTTGGACGCCGCCCTCGCCGCCGCGCGCAAGCTGGGGGTGGCTCTCCCAACTATCGTTCACTGGCGTAAGACCGGCAAATCCACGCGGAGTGTCAAATGACTTACTTCTACGTACTTGTGATAAGCTACGGGGGCATGTTTGCCGATGTACAATCTGGCCTCCTGTACGCCGATGCGAGAGCCTGCGCGGACGCCATGGATACTGTCGAAGCCACCTTCCAAGGACAAATCCCCATCGTTATGATGCAGTGTGTCGAGACGAACCAGCCGTCGTCCACCATTCGACCGAAGAAGAGACCGTAAATGAAACCGATACGTGCCCATACACCACCCGAGTACTATTCTCCTGAAGAAATGAGGGTCTGGGACTACCTCCTGAAACACCCCCTCGCCTCTGCGGAAGATGTGGCCCTGAACATGGACGTACCCGTTGGAGTCGCGCAAGGATGCATCGATAGGATTGGAACGCCGAGGGAAGTGTTCGCCGCTGAAGCGGTGACACCCTCAACGGAAGGCCGCAAGGACGACGCCGAGAAGCCCCGCTACGACCATATCCCCCCTGAAATTCTGCATGGGCTCGCCGTCGTGCTCACCTACGGGGCTGTCAAATACAGCGAACGGAATTGGGATCGCGGCATGAGGTGGGGTCGCCCCTTCGGCGCGCTGATGCGCCATATGTGGGCGTGGTGGCGAGGCGAAGATAAAGACCCCGAGACGGGCTATTCCCACCTCTGGCACGCCGCCTGCTGCGTGGCGTTCTTGATCTCCTATGAAGCCCGCAAGCTGGGCGAAGACGACCGGAATAAGGTGAACTGACATGACGACCGCATACAAGCAATTCAGCCCTGAGAGCCTCGTGAAGATGCAGGTGGTGGTGAACCACATCACCCGGTCCGGGTACGGCCTCGCCGTGAACGAGGACAACGAGATGGTCTATATCCCGCCTCGGTATGTCGCCACGCTGAACGCCAACGTCGGGGACCTGCTCAACATCTACGCGTCGGACAACCACGCCGATCCGAGCATGGCGCACCACCCGACGCGCTGGCGCGCTGTCCGGGCGCATATGCACGAGAAGCTGGAGTCGGTGCTGGGTACCGAAATCGAGGAGCCCAACGACGACCGCTCTGTTCTGCAGCGGGACATGCTGGAGCTGCTCAAGAACAATCCGCCCATGACCTTGGCGCAGATCAACAAGGCCATGCTGACGGTACCTAACTACGCCAAGATGGGGGACGCCCTCGCGACGGCTATCTACTCGGCGGCAACCGCGCTCTACAACCGTTCCGACATCGTCATTGTGAAAATCTACAGCGACGCCTCGTCCCACGGTCCGACGTCCATCTATTACACGGAGGCTGGGGACAAGATCATCGACCATCTCGAAACTCCCATGGAGGAATGAGATGCAAATTCCGCGCTATAGCCACTTCATTCCTGATCGTAGTTATACCGCCGCGAACGGGGAGATGGGGGTGATCTCCATCTCCCTACCAGCCCCACCATGGATCAAGTCCACATCAAAGCCCGTGCATTTACGTCAGCGGCGGGGGCCACATAGACGTAGCGTCGAGATCAGGGGCGTGGCGTACAAGTCCCTCCGCTCTGCGGCAAAGGCTTTGGGTATCGCGCATGAGCGTTTGTCCTACGCACTCGAAAGAAATCAGTTGGAACAGCTGCTCACCAAGATCGGAAAGTAGATGCAGATCATCACGTTAGACTTCGAGACCTACTACGATAAGGACTACTCCCTCTCCAAGATCACCAACGAGGAATATGTCAGGGACGCGCGGTTCCAGATTATCGGTGTCGGGGTCAAGGTGGACGACGCCCCTGCGGAGTGGTTCTCAGGGACGCATCGGGAGATAAAGGTGTTCCTGTCGCGGTTCGACTTGGCCAACGCGATGGTGCTGGCTCACAATATGATGTTCGACGGGTCGATCCTGTCGTGGCGGTTAGGGATTCGCCCTAAAGTTCTTCTGGATACCCTCTGTATGGCTCGGGCCGTGCATGGTGTCGAGCGCAGCGCCAGCCTCAAAGCCCTCGCCGAATACTACGGTGTCGGCGTGAAAGGCACCGAGGTCGGGGATGCCAAAGGCAAGCGGCGGCAGGACTTCACGCCGGAAGACCTCGCGCAGTACGGCAGGTACTGTATCAACGACGTCGAGCTGACCTACGAAATCTTCAAGATCATGCTGGCTAACTTCCCGAAGAAGGAGCTGAAGCTGATCGACCTGACGCTCCGCATGTTCACGGAACCCGTGCTGGAGCTGAATCGCCCCCTGCTGGACGCGCATTTGGCCAAGCTGCAGACCCTGAAGGAAGACCTGCTGACCTCCGCAGGGGCGACGAAAGAAGACCTGCTGTCGAACCCGAAGTTCGCGGCGCTGTTGGGTAAGTTTGGGGTGGCGTGCCCGATGAAGATCAGCCCGACCACGGGCAAGCCGACATACGCGTTGGCTAAGAGTGACGACGGCCTAAAGGCGCTTCTTGAACACGAAGACCCCCGCGTGCAGGCCCTTGTGGCGGCACGGCTGGGCGTGAAGTCCACACTAGAAGAAACACGTACACAGCGGTTCATCGACATCTCCGAGCGCGGCACTCTGCCGGTGCCAGTGCGCTACTACGCCGCGCATACGGGTCGCTGGGGCGGTGACGACAAGATCAATCTGCAGAACCTCCCGAGCCGGGGGGTGAACGCCAAGACCCTGAAACGGGCCATCGTGGCACCGGAAGGCCATACCATCGTCGAAGCGGACTCAGCGCAGATCGAAGCCCGTGTGCTGGCGTGGATGGCCGGGCAGGACGACGTTGTACATACCTTCGCCACCAAGGGTGATGTGTATAAGAAGATGGCCTCAGCCATCTACAACGTAGACGAGTCAGATGTTACCAAAGAACAACGTTTTGTTGGTAAGACCACCGTGCTCGGTTGCGGCTATGGGATGGGCGGCGAGAAATTTCAGCTGGCGCTACGTAACTCCGGTGTGGACCTGCCTCTGCAGGAAGCGCAGCGCATCATCGGTGTGTACCGGGAAGCCAATTGGGCTATCGCCGACCTGTGGAAGCGGTGCGGGCAGGTGCTACGCTACATGGTTCGAGGCGACGCCATCCCGTTTGGGCCAGAGGGACTGTTCGATGTACGCCCCGACGTACCGGGCATCCGGCTCCCGTCCGGTCTGATCCTGCGGTATGACGACCTGCGGGAAGACGAGAACGAGAAAGGTGGCGTCGAGTATTCCTATAAGACCCGCATGGGGCGTACCCGCATCTACGGCGGCAAAGTCGTGGAAAACGTGTGCCAAGCTGTTGCGCGGTGTATCATCGGGGAGCAGATGCTGTGGATCGCTACGCGGTATCGCGTAGTATTGACTGTTCACGACAGTATTGTATGCTGTGTGCCAGATAATGAAGCCGAAGCGTGCAAAGCCTACGTGGAAGAGTGCATGTCCAGAACGCCCGCGTGGGCCGCAGGACTGCCCGTCAGCTGCGAGGCCGGTATCGGTAAGAACTACGGGGATTGTGAATGACAGCAGGCGCTTGGTCCTTCAGCCGCATGAAGGCATTCGAGACGTGTCCCAAGCAGTATTACCATGTGTCTGTCCTGCGGGAGTTCCCGACGGAAGAGACCGAGGCCATGCGGTATGGCACCGAGTTCCACAAAGCGTGTGAGGAGTACATCCGAGACGATGCCCCGGTGCCGCTGAAGTTTTCCTTCATCGAGCCGACACTGGCGGTCCTGAAAGGGTTTCCGGGAGACAAGCACTGCGAGCTGAAGATGGGCCTGACCGCCGATCTGGAGCCGTGCGACTTCTTCGCGCCGAATGTCTGGTTCCGTGGCATCGTGGACCTGCTCATCATCGACGGTGAGGAAGCTCGCGTGGTGGACTACAAGACCGGGAAGAGCGCAAAGTACGCCGACACAGGGCAGTTACAGTTGATGGCGCTCTGTGTGTTCAAGCACTTCCCGCAGGTGCGGAAGGTGCGGGCCAGCCTGCTGTTCGTGATTGCCAACGCCATGGTGAAGGCGAAATACAGCGTGGAAGATGAGGGGGTCC